AGGTCTCGCGCGCTTCAGCGTGCTTGAGATCGGGCGGCGCTGGGGAAAGACGACCTTTGCGCAGCAACTCAGCATCGACGCGATCATCGCTAAGCAGTGCGTCGGATGGTTCGCGCCGACCTACAAGTTCCTTGCTGAACCGATGCGCGATTTTGAGCGCGCGTTGAAGCCGATTGCGACTCGCATTGATCGCGTCGAGAAACGCATGGAGTTTAAGACGGGCGGCGCGATTGACTTCTGGACGCTTGAAGATGCAGACAGTGGACGCGGTCGGTCGTATGACCTGGTGATCATCGACGAAGCAGGCTTCGCGCCTGACCTGCTCAACGCGTGGCGCGCTTCGATTTACCCGACGCTCGCAGACCGTCGCGGTCGCGCGCTGTTTCTCGGTACGCCGAAAGGCTGCGGAGATTTCCATCGGCTCTACCTGCAAGCGGAGACGGACGACTCGGGCAACTGGCGCGCGTTCCGTTTGGGTAGCGCATCGAATCCGCTGATGAGCGCAGACGAAATAGAGATGGCTCGCAAGATGTTGCCCGACGCAGTCTTCAAGCAAGAGATGGAAGGGATACCCGCAGAAGACGGCGGCAATCCGTTTGGCATCGATGCAATCCGCGAGTGCATCGCGCCGATTTCCGCAGCCGATCCCGAGTGCTGGGGCGTTGATCTCGCGAAGAGCGTCGATTGGTCGGTCGCGATCGCGCTCGATGCCGAAGGGCGCGTCTGTCGATCAGAACGATGGCAAGCGCCGTGGACAGTCACGCGCGAGCGGCTCGCGAAGATGATCGGCGACAAGCCAGCGCAAATCGATTCGACAGGCGTTGGCGATCCAATTGTCGAGGACATCAAGAAAGTTTGCCGCAAGGCTGAAGGCTTCAAGTTCACGCAGCCGAGCAAGCAACAACTCATGGAAGGTCTTCAAATCGCGATCCAAACGCGCGAGATCCGCTTCCCCGACGGCTGGCTTCGCGCTGAACTAGAGTCGTTCGGATTCCGATATGGAGGGAGAGGCGCAGTCGCGTATGAAGCGACGGTCGGTCACGACGACGGAGTGTGCGCGCTTGCTCTCGCGGTTCTCGCGCGAAGATCACGGAGACCCTTACTCATGCGAGTCATCTGAACATGAATCTAGTTGCACGCGTCAAAGCCGCCTTCACTTCCGAGCGATGGATTCGTTCGTCCGTCTCTCTCCTCTCTGGCGGTCAAGACGCGAAGCGGCAATCCTTCTCGCAGTTGCAAGCGATCAACGCGTACCGATCTTGGATTTACGCCGCCGCGAATCTCAACGCAGTCGCGGTCGCATCAACTCCGCTGCGTCTCTATGTGCGCAACCGCAGCACTGGCTACAAACTCTGGAACACGCGCAAGGCTTCGCGACAGACGAAAGCCTTTCTCGCTGGCGATAGTGCGCAGCGCCCGAGCGTATTCACGATGCGCAAAGTCGCGGAGTACGCGGACGATTACGAAGTCGTGACGGACTCTCATCCGCTGCTTGAGTTGTTGTCGAAGGTAAACCCGTATCAGAACGGATACGACGCAACGATTCTGCGTGTGCTGTACACCGAACTCACGGGCAACGCATACATTCATCCCGTGATGGATGCAAAACTCAATCGCCCAGTGCAACTCTGGACGATGCCGAGCCAGTATGTCGAGATCGTGCCGAGCAAAGACAAGTTCATCGAAGCGTATTTGTACGGCGCATCGCGCGAGCAGCGCAAGATCTTTGCGCCCGACGAAGTGATTCACTTCAAGCGCCCGAATCCCGCCGACCTGTACTACGGACTCGGCAAGGTCGAAGCCGCTTGGGGAGTCGTGCAAATGAACGCAGCGATGCACGATATGGACTTGTCGTTCTTTGAGAACAAGGCGCGACCCGACTATCTGCTTACGGTCAAGAGCGACGCGTCACCTGCTGAACTCGACCGACTCGAAGCGCAGATCGATGAGAAGTTGCGCGGCTCGCGTCGGACGGGTCGTTTCCTTACGGCGACCGCTGAAGTTGATCTCAAGCCGCTTTCATTCCCGCCAAAAGACTTGGCAGGTCGCGAGAATGTCGTTGAGGAAATCGCCGCGATCTTCGGTGTTCCCGTTTCGATGTTGAAAGCCAATGATCCGAATCTCGCGAGCGCGAGCGTCGGCTTCGCGTCGTGGAAAGAGACGACGATTCTTCCGATGCTGCGCATGGACGAAGAGATCCTAAATCAGAATCTCGTCCCGTTGTTCGGCATCGGCGAAGACGCGTTCCTCGCGTACGACAACCCAGTCGCGGAGGACAAGCGACTCGCGCTCGAAGAGCGTCGAACTGCGGTCGTCGGCGGCTGGCGAACGGCAAACGAAGCGCGAACCGAAGAAGGTCACGAACGCATTGACAACGAAGCCGCCGACGCGCTGCTCGTCAACGGTCAACCGCTAGGCGGCGTACCTGCGCCGTTAGCGCCTTCGCCGCTCGCGCCTGCGCAAGATGTCAAGCCAGCAGCGCAAGCGCCGCAGGTGATCGCTACGGCTCCCGAGAGCGCAGCGCCTGCGCCTGTTGCGCTAGAGACTGCGCAAGTCGCAGCGCTTGTCGATATGGTCGAGCAAGTCAAAGCGGGCGCGCTTCCGCTTGAGTCGGCAAGGGAGATCGCGCGCGTTGCGTTTCCGATTGTCGCGCCTGCGTCAATCGACGCGATCTTCGCGCCGCTCGTCGGCATTGCGATTACGCCTGCGGTCAAGGCGTTCACGCCGTCTCTCTCTCTCGCTTCCATCGAGACGAAGGCGGTCGATACCAAACCGCCGCAGACCGTCGCGGACAATGCGCAACGCGCGCTCGATGTCCGCGCGCTTCAGCCCGAGTCGCAACGCGGAATGACACCAGTCGGCATCGCGCGCGCTCGCGATCTCATCAACCGCGAGAACCTTTCAGAGGACACTATCCGTCGCATGGTCTCGTTCTTTGAGCGTCACGAAGTAGACAAGCAAGGTGAAACATGGGACGACCAGGGGAAGGGATGGCAAGCGTGGAACGGCTGGGGCGGCGACGAAGGTTTTGCATGGGCGCGCGCGAAGGTCGAAGAGTTTGACCGAGAGAAAGAGCAAAAAAGTTTTAGCGGCTGCGGTTGCGTCGCAGGAAAGAAGTCGTTCGCGTCGGAGTTGTGGACAAAGGCTTCGCGCAAAGATGCCGAGCGCGAGTTTGAAGACATCACCGAAGATGAGGGCAAGTTTTCCGACTCGGTCGAGAAGGTCTTTCGCAGGCAAATCAACGCAGTTCTCAACGAACTAAACGCTACGACCGAGCCGAACGCCGCGCTCACCGCAAAGATCGAGAAGTTGCTTCGCTCGGTGCGTTGGGATCGTGAACTACTCAACGCGCTTCGCCCGTACCTTCAAGCATCGCTTGCGCAGGGAATCAAGGTCGGATTCGAGACCGTGAATAAACTTGCCGTTGGCATTCCCGACTTCAATCCGCAGCGCCCAGAGATTCAGGCGTACACCGAGACCGAGTCGGTTCGTCTGTCGCGCGGAGTCGTCAAAGGCGTGAAGCAGTATCTTGAAGTGCGCGTCTCTAAGATCATCGGCGAGGGAGTCGAGCAAGGCTTCGGCGTGCAAGAGATTGCAAAGCAAGTTCAAGCATGGGCGGGAGAAGCAGGCGACGAAGTGCGCTCGACTCGCAAGCGCGCGTTGATGATCGCGCGAACAGAATCGCAACGCGCCGCGCGCGCTGGCGAACTCGAAGCGTGGAAGTCGAGCGGAATCATCGAGGGAAAGACTTGGCTTCTTGCGCCTGATCCGTGCGAGTTTTGCGAAGCCGTCTCAGACGAGTTCAGCAAGAACGCGGTCGGTCTTGAGGACTCGTTTTTCACGAAGGGAACCGTACTTACAGGCGCAGACGGCGGCGAGTTTGTGCTTGATTACGAAGACATCGGCGCGCCGCCGCTTCATCCGCATTGCCGCTGCTCGCTTCAACCGCGCTTGTCGGGCGACTACGAAAAGATCGCGCAGGATCTCGAAGCCGAAGTACGCCAGCGCGGCGAATGGATCGAAGCAGAACAGGACGCAAAAGAATGAACATGATTCGCAAAGCACTACCCGCCGAAATCTCAGGAACTGCAAAGGGATTCACCGCAGTGATCAGCGCCGAGACGCTCGACCGCGACGGCGAAGTCTTGATCCCGAGCGGCATGAACTCAAAAGAGTTTGAACGCAATCCTGTTCTTTTCTGGAATCACGACTACGCGCGACCCGTCGGACGATCGAGCGGTCTCAAGCGCCGCGACCGCGACATCGTCGGCGACTTCGTCTTCGCTGTAAAACCCGAAGGATATGTCGGCGAGTTCTTTCCTGAAGTTGCAGCCGCGCTCGTTGGTCAAGGAATCGTTTCAGCCGTGAGCGTCGGGTACATACCCGAGACTGGCGGCGTGCGCGCTGCGACTGATGTTGACCGCAAGAAGTACGGCGAGGAAACAACGCGCATCTTCTCGCGTTGGAAGTTGCTTGAAGTCTCGCTTGCTCCGCTGCAAGCGAATCCCGATGCGCTCATCACTGCGATCCGAAAGGGAATCGTTTCACCAGTTGCCGCGAAGCAATTCTTTGGCGTTGAAGCGCCGCGACGCGTGATGATTTCGGTGAGCGTTCCATCGACCGACTGTTTCGCAAAGCAGAAGCGGTCGATTGATCTCGACGGAATCGTCGCGCGAGAAATCGCGCGCGCTAAAGGTTCCATCTATCTCTGATTTCTGCGGCTCGCAGCACGGCACTTGCCTGAACTGGAGCCTTGAAGAAAAGACGAGTAGATCTTCATCTACGGATTTAACATGAAAACTATGGATCTCGACGGCTTCAAGTCTGCGCTCACGCGCGCTGGAAGTCTCAAGGGAGAGGCTGGCGTTCTCGCGCAGAAGTCTCTCATTCTCGACAACTATCTGATCGTCGATGCTGACGGTGTCGCTGTTGATCCAGCGATGCTCGATGTCACGATCTCAATGGCTGCAATGCCAGAAACAGAAACCATGAACAACGATCTCGAAGAGAAAGTCGCATCGAGCGTCCGCAAGAATCTTGCGGAGCAGATCGCATCAACAAAGTTCGCCGTCACTGCTCAAGCGCCGATGCCGACAGTCAAGATGTACGGCTCGCTGAAGCACTTGAAGAACAAAGAGAGCGCCTACCGATTCGGTTCGTTCTGCATGGCGGCAATGGGACACACGAAGTCCGCGCAGTTCTGCGCGAACAACGGAATCTCTTTGCTTCGCCAGAAGGCGCATAGCGAATCCGTGAACACCGCAGGCGGTTTCCTTGTGCCTGACGAGTTTGAAAACGAACTCGTTTCGCTGCGTGAAGAGTACGGCGTGTTCCGTCGCAACGCTCGGATCTTCCCGATGGGTAGCGACACACTTCGCATCGCGAAGCGTGCAAGCGGTCTCACTGCTTACTTCGTCGGCGAAATTACAGCAGGCACGGAATCAACGCAGACCTTCGACTCGGTGCAACTCGTTGCAAAGAAGTTGATGGCGCTGACGACCGTATCGAATGAACTGCTCGAAGACGCAGTTGCAAACATCGGCGATCAAATCGCAGGTGAAATCGCGTACTCGTTCGCCTTCAAGGAGGACGATTGCGGATTCAACGGAACAGGCACTTCGACATACGGCGGCATCGTTGGTCTCGCGACTGCGTTGAGCGACGCGACCTATCAGATTTCGTCGTCAGCGGTGACAACGAAAGCAACGGTTACCGTTGCTGATGTGTCGGCTGCGTTTGCAAAACTCCCTGCTTGGGCTTCGCAAAAGCAGAACATCAAGATCTACTGCAATAAAGGAACGCATCACGCTATCTTTGAGCGTCTCGCGATCTCTGCTGGCGGCGTGACCGCTGCGGAACTTGCTGGCGGCATTTCTCAACCGCGCTTCGCGGGATACCCAGTGGAGTTCTCGCAGGCGATTGCAGTTCCTGCGGATTCTGCTGACGCAGTCATCGGCTACATCGGTGACCTGACGCAAGGTTGCTACTTCGGAGATCGACGCGCGACTTCTGTTGCGTTCAGCGATTCCGCGTTGAATGCATTCGAGCAAGACGAGCGCGTCGTTCGTGGTACTCAGCGGTTCGACATCGTCTGCGCAAATGTCGGCAGTTCGTCCGCTGCTGGTGCGCTTGTCAAGTTCACCATCTAATCAGAAAGAAAGGAAATCACCATGCGAAACAACAACAAGTTCATCATCGGAGCAACATCGACGAACACAAGCGGAGTGACAGTTCTCACCGCCGAGTTCGATACGAAGGGCTTTTCGTACGCGCGTATCCTTTGCCTTTCACAAGGTACGGGAGCCCTTTCATCAGGAACCAACAACAAGGTTGAAGAAGGCGATACAACCGCCTCCTACGCAACCTTCGCAGGCGCAATCAGTGGAACCGATTGGACTCCTTCAACTACAACAAATGATGCAACGCTTGCCAAAATGCAATACGGCATCGACCTGCGCGGTCGAAAGCGATATCTGAAAGTGACCTACACGGCTGCAACTGCGGCGCTTGGATTCACCATTGCAGCGGATTTGTCAATGCCATCCGATGGCATTAGCACTTCAGCCGACGCAGGCGCGGCGAACTCGCTGGGAATCTAAGTCACTCCCTCTCTTCTCCCTTGGGGCGCAGCGTCGAAAGGCGTTGCGCCCTTTGCTTTTATAGTTAGTATGCCGCGAGGAGAACATATGAATACAGAGACACCGCACGAACTCACGGCAAACACACTCGCGGAACTTAGTTCCATACTTACCGAAGGATCGTTCGCGCCTGCAAGCGTTGACGCGATCGACTTGCGCGGGACGATAGACTTAGTTCCGCATCACGAATCGCTCGCGACGCTTCGCGCCATCGGCGAGAAACTCAAAGATCGAGGGTCGATCATTCTGTCTGTCACCGACTTCGATCGAGTCGTCGAGAGTTACAAGAGCGGAGAAGGCGACCCCGAGAAGATGCTTTGCGGTGAACTCGGACAGAACCGCGCGATCTTCAACCGCTCAAAAATCTGCGATCTGCTCAACGCCGCAGGCTTTGAAATCATCGGCGGCATCGATTCGCTGTCGTGGACAGAGATCCCGAATCGCATCACGGTTCGCGCGGTCAAGCGCAAGCGACCTACGCCGACGATCCCGCTGAAAGGCGTTCACGCGATTATGTCTCTTCCTCGCATCGCGTGGACAGACACATTCTCGCACACGCTCAATGTGTGTAGCAATCTGCAAATCTCATTCACGAAATCAACTGGCGTATTCTGGGGTCAATGTCTTCAACGCTTGATGGAAGCGCGAGTCGCAGCAGGCGACAAGTACATTCTCACGATCGACTACGACTCGATCTTCGACGATCGCGATGTTGTGCGGCTCTGGCAAATCATGGAAGACAACCCAGACATCGGCGCGCTATGTCCGCTGCAAATCGGGCGCGATCGTGACAGCGTGCTGGTCAACCTTGAGACCAAAGACGGAGCGCGCGTTCAGACAGTGAAGTCCAGCGATTTTTACAGCGAAGCCGTAGACATTCGCAACGGTCACTTCGGCTTGACGATGATTCGATGCTCCACGCTGGCTGAACTTCCGAAGCCTTGGTTCCTCGGTGTGCCGAGTCCAAGCGGACAATGGGAAGAAGGGCGCGTTGACGACGATATTTACTTCTGGCACAAGTTCCAAGATGCTGGACATCGAATCTGTTTGAGTCCGAAGGTACGCATCGGTCACTTGCAACTCGTCATCACTTGGGCGAAAGACGATCTCTCGCGCGTCCATCAATATGTAGGCGAGTACCACAAAGACGGGAGACCCGATTCATGCATGACCTACTGATCGTGCTGAAGCCGTGTTCAATCTACGACCCGCACAACGGGCGGCGCGACCTTCGCGTAGGGACGCGCATCAACATCGACTCGGATATCGCAGCGCCGCTCGTCAAGTCTGGGCATCTCCAGCGCATCGTTAGCGCGTCGCCGCTCTTCGCTAACTCAACCGACCCGCCGCGCAAGCCGATGAAAGCATCGAAGCGCATACCCGAGGAACAAAATGGCGGTTGACACCTACGCACTTACGACGCTCGCGAAACTCAAGGCGTGGCTCGGCATCACGATCTCGACCTACGACACTCTGCTTGAAGCGTCGATCGATCGCGCGTCGGCAAAAATCGAGAGTTACTGCGGTCGCGAGTTTATGAGCAAAGCGCACACGGAATGGAAAGACACTTGGGGCGCGGAGCGATTTGTCTTGAAGCATTCGCCTGTAACGAATGTTCGCTTCATTGGCACGGGAACGAATAGCGTTCTCACGGTCTCATCGACGACGGCTTCCGATGTTGCCGCCAGCGTCACGGTGCATGATGAGCATCTTCATCTCTACCGAATGTCAAGCGCTGGTACTGCGTTCGCGACCCAGTTGTCGTTCACGACCTACCCGACAACAACGCTTCTTGCGACTCAGATAAGCGCGACCGCAGGCTTTAGCGGCTCGGCGCTGCTGGACATTCCATCCATCAGGATGCAGCACATTTCAGGTCGCGATCTCACATACTCATCGGTGCTGATTGACGCGCCGACGCAGTCGCTCTATGACTACCAACTCGACACCGAGACGGGCATCGTGTACGGATCGACGCTTCGCCAGTATCGCTCGGTGTTCGTTGACTACACCGCTGGCTACACAACGACTCCATACGATGTCGAGCAATGCGTAATAAACATTTCAGCGAGGATGTTTAACTCGCGCCTCAAGGATTCTGGCGTAACCAGCGAGAGTCTCGGCGGCTATTCGTACTCAACGAAGACATCGACTGAGATCGACGCAGAAGAGAAAGAGATGCTCAAGCAGTATCGGAGAGTGCGTTGAGCATCGAGCGCCTCATTGAGCAGTTCGGCGTGGCTCTTTACCTATGGAAGCCAGTGATGACCGTTGCTCCCGACGCTAGCGCTGTTCGCACATACGGCAGAGTGACGGAACTCGGCAAGTGTTTTATTCAGCCGAACGGACAGTCTCAAGATGTGTTCGAGGGTCGCATGAACTCGCGCACGGCTGCAACGATTTACATCTCGGGAAACATAAATATCGAGATTGACGACGAACTATATGAAGATGTTCCCGATTTTGAGAGTGCCGCCCGTTGGCGCGTCGTCGGTCGCACGAATCCCGCAGAGATCGGGCGTGGTACTGGCTTCGCGCGTCATCTAAACCTAACAGTGATAGACGCGGTGCAAGTCTCGCCGTCGATTTTGATTTTAGGAGTCGATCCATGAGCGCTCTCGCAAAGTTCAACTTCGACGAAGAGTTCGTGAACAACAAGATCAACGAAGGGATCGTTGAAGCGCTCAATCAATCGCAGGCGGTGCTATCTCGCGGCATTCGCGAAGACCTTTCCAAGAAAGGAACAGGTCGAATCTATCGCATCGGCAAAGGAAAAAAGAAGGGACGAAACAAGCGAGAGAAGGGATATCACCAAGCGTCCTCGCCGAACAGACCGCCAGCGGCAAACACTGGCGACCTGCGCTCGTCGTGGATGTCGTCTTCAGTTGGTCGCACGGTCGGCGTGACGAAAATGGGATACGCAAAAGTTGTTCGCGCGAGTCCGACGCGAACCGTCTTGCAGTACGGATCGAATCTTTTCTACGCTCCTTTTATGGAGTACGGCACTCGCTTCGTAAGACCGCGCCCGTATCTTCGACCCGTGCTTCAGTTGTTTAAGCCAAAGATCAAAGACATTTTTAGAATCGCAATCGCTAAGGCTTTGGGCAAACCATAATGAGCAAAGCAATCCTCGACGCGCTCAAGATTCGTCTCCTCGCTTCAGGTCTCGCAACCTCGCTCGGTAGTCGCATCGCGCTAGATCAGGGAGCCGCAGACCTTGCGCTTCCGCTCATGGTCTATCGCGCGGAGAGCGTCACAATCTCGCCGATCTTCGGCACTTCGGAGCGGGTAGAAGTCGCGTTCGTCTTTGACTTCTTCGCAGACTCAACGAACGGATACACGCTTCACGGTTTCAGCACTGCGCTGGAGACTGCGCTTGCGACGGTGCTTACTGCAACAGGATATGACCGCGTCACTTTCATCCGAACGAGCGCAGGTACTCCGACCTTCGTCGATGATGGATGGACAATGTCAGACCGATATAAAGCGGTAGGCTTCAAACTCTGAAAGGGTTTCCACAATGGCTGCGACGACTTATGTTCTGGGTTCCGATGGGTTCGTTTCCGTTGCTGGAACCGATCAAATTAAAGTGAAATCGTACGCGGCTTCACTGTTCCGACAGTCATTTGATGTGACTGCGTTCGGCGACGCTGGGCGGCGCAAGCGCCTTGGATTTCTCGATCTCACGGGATCGCTGAACGGGATCATGCTTGTTGGCACGACGACTTCGACGGTCGTCACCGATCTCTTCTACGGCGTGAAGACAAACTATGGAACATCAACCGCAACGATCGTCGAGAGCGTCGTACTCACGCTTGGTCTTTACGGAACGAGCGCGGCTGCGACAAGCGGCGCGATGATTGTTGCAGGCGTTGTCTTCGATTCGTTCGCGTTCAACAGCGACAAGGGTGGAGATGTTTCCGTCACCGCAAACTTCGCCAACGGCGGCGGCACTGCTCCAGTTCTCACATGGTTGACTTGATCCATTGAGTACGATCAATTCCGTTGCTCAAATCTTTGCGCCGTCGGATGACGACTGGATCGTTACGCTTGCGCTGCGAGACGGGCGCGTCTTCAATCGTCGCGTGAGTCCATCGAGCATGAGCGATACGGACGCGCTGCGCATCGCGCTGAATGTGGACAAGATCCATCCAGACAATGTCGCGGACGCTTCGGTTCGTCGCGTCTCGTCGTCGGCAAAGTTGCAAACGCTCGCGCACGACGACCCGTTCCTTAGTCTTGTCGGAAGGCTCAACCTCGGATGAATCTCTCTGCTTCTTTTCTATCGATCGTCGGCGGCGTTGAAGTCGAACTTCGACCGCTCACGGTGCGCGAGCGCATTGCGCTTCACAACTTGCACATCGAGCGAAGCCGCGCGAAGGCGGCGAGAGACTGCGACGGTCTCGACCTCACCAGAAATGAGCGCGCGAAGTTCGTTGCCGAAGCGACCGCCGACGCTGAAGGTCTTGGTTCGTTCTTCATGTCAATCTTCAAGCCGTCAATGGCGCTAGAGATCGTCGCAAAGTCGGTAGGCATGGAAGCCGCCGAGACGCTCGCATCGCGCGTATCGAGCGTTGAGTTGGGGCGTGTGGCTTGTCGCTGCATGGGCGTGGAGTTCGACGAGAACGCCGCGCAGAGTGATGAGAATGACGCGGGAAAACTCGCGGTTTGATGAAGCCGCGAGTGATCCGCAACTGGATCAACGAAGCGCACTTGATCGCGCGAGTTGCGTCGGGTCTTGGGAACCCGCTTGATTTGACGGTCGCGGAGTTTGAAGCGCATTTGAGACTCGCCGTGAATGGGAGTTCAGCCGATGAGGAGAACAGCGAGCGCGACAGCGGTTGGATGCGTCGCTATGTCGAGGATCAAGCACGATGATCGCTGCAACACTTGAAGTCCAAATCCAAGCAGAGATCGCAGGCTTCAGGAAGCAACTCGCGGAAGTTGTCAACAACGCGAAATCCGAAGGCGAGAACGCAGCAAAAGGATTTCGCGGCAAGTTCAACAACTGGATGCAAGACTCAACTTCGCAAATCGCGTCGAAGGGTATGAAGATCCTTTCGCCAATTGCTATTGCGGAGTCACTTACGGAAGCAATCAACATCGGCGGCGAGAAGGGTTTTGTCGGCGGTCTTGAAGGTCTCGCAAACTCGCTACCAGTGATCGGAACCGCGTATCGCTTAGGTGGCGCGATCGGAAACGCAATCGGCGACGCGATTTCAGACGCGGACGAAATGGAAAAGGCGGTTGAGGAGAAGATGACGGCGCTGAAATCGCGAATGCCCGCGATGCTTGCGCAACTTGCAGAAGACACACAAGAGCGCGAGACGCTCGCGACTGGCGGCGTGAAGTCTGCGGCGCTCGATGCGCAACTTGCAATCCAATCCGCTCGGTATATCGGAGACGAGCGCCTCGCGATCACGCTTGAGAACGCAGAGAAAGAGAAGGAACTTCGCACAAAGACCGATCTCGAACTCGCGCAGACTTCATCAGAAGCCGCGCGCGCTCAAATCGAAAGTAACTTCGCCAAAGAAATGGAACTGATGCAGCGCCTCGTCCGCGATAAGTATCAAGCCGAGAACGACAAAGAGAGCGCGTTGCAAGCGAAGAAGATCGACGACGAAGTCGAGAAGCAAGCGAAGGCGCAAGCCGCTGAAGAGAAGCGCGTCGCGACTGCGCGCGACTTGCTAGAGGAAGAGTTGAACTTTGCGAACGACAAAGCAAACGCGCAGGCTGACGCGCAGAAGGCTTTCATGGAAGACGCGGCTGCGGCAGACGCTGCGGCTGCGAGCGCCGCAGAAGCGCTCAACGCCGCCACGATTGGCAACGGCGCGACCGCGCTTGGCTCGTTTAGGTTCGACGCGTACCCAGACTCCGAAAAGAAAAGCGTTGACCAGCGCATAGCGAACGCAACTGAGGCGACGAGTAAAGCCGTCGTCGGAATGGGATTCTCCTGATGGCATTTCAGTTCTACGAAAAACAAGAGACTCGCGGCTTCTCGGATAGCGGCGGCAAGAAGACCGCATCGCGAATGTTCACGGTGTGGGACGATGTCACTCCGATCGAAACGCCGTCAATCATTCGCGACCAAATGGGCGTGACGCTTCCTGCAATCGGCGACAAGTTTCCTGAAGAGAAGGTCGTCTACGCGGTGTCGTATTCGATCGCGCATCTTGCAGGCTCGCGCAACACTTGGGAGTTCACGGTGAACTACGAGAACAGCGAGCCGAACCAGTACCTTCCGCAGGAAGAAGGCTATACCGAGATCACGATTGACTACGCAATCGAGTTCCGCGACCTTTGGCGCACGGGAACTTCGGCGGGATCTCATGTTGCAGGGATTCCAAGTGGCGGTGATATCGGAGGAATTAAGATCGACAAAGCAGGCGAGCCGCTTTCGATTCTCGTTCGTATGTCTGATATCACAATAAAGGAAACCGTTTCGGCTGCGTCGTTTCCTGGTCGAAGTCAAGGTATTCGCGCGGCTCGCGGTCGGCGAAATCTCACGCCGTTTCAAGGCGCAGTGAAAGGCGAAGTGCTATACACGGGCGCAAGTGCATCGCGCGTTGGTCTTGAAAAGTTCAGCATCACTCACAAGTTCCGACAAGATGAAGTGTTCCATATGCTGCAAAGCGCTTTAAGAAATCAACTCGGCAAGGTAGAGACCGCTCCATTCACTGCAATACATCGCGCCTCAACAGTGGAATACATCCAGCCGTTCCCTTCTTTCTACGACTTCAACACACTGAGCGAGAACTTCTGATGGCAAACGAAATCACTCTATCTCTCAAGTTGTCTGTCGCGAAAGGCTTCCTAGCGCACTCTGAGAATCCAAGTACTCAGAGTGTGACGATGAACGGGACGACCGCTACGGGCGGCGTGCAAACAATCGGCACAACTGGCGAAGTCTTGGTTGTGTCCGATGTTGGAACCTGCGGATACGCGTACTTCCGCAACACCGACGCGACGATCTCGGTGGACATCGGCACGGGTACTGCTGGAGCGTTTGTCGCGTTTCTTCGATTAAAGGCTGGCGAGTGTTCGGTCTGTCGGCTTGGAACAAACGCGCCGACGGCAAGATCTGTTTCGTCTACTGTCAACCTTCAGTACTTCATCCTCGCGGATTAACGATGCCACTTCCACGGTTCAACTCTGGTCGCATGGGATCGCTTGAGTGGTCGCATCTCAACGAAGCGTTTGACCGCATCGAGCGACCAGAAGCAACGCAGCAAACTAGAGGCAACCCGTATCGAATCGGAACTTCCTTTCTTGTTCAATCATTAGGAAGCACGGGCGCAGGCACTACAGCAAAAACCGCTTTTCAGGAAGTTGCTCTTTCTACGGTTGACTCTGGAACTTTTGTTCCTGTCGTTGGCGGCGTTAAAAGTAGCAACGGAGAAGCAGGAACGACAGGGCTATATAAGACTCCAATTGTTGGCGCGGCTCTGGCTTCTGGAACTGTTGCGACAGTTTTGAGCCACATTGCCGCAGATGGATCGCTTTACTTTGTTGTTGGGGGAGCAGCAAGTTCAGCGTTCATGGCAATTGTTGTAAACTCAGTAGTGATTTACGCAAATAGGTCGTGGACTTATGAAATGCTTAAGGATGCTGAATACAACTCTGCGACAGGAGTTTGGACAGGAACCGACACAATCTACGGCTACAACGGCTGCGAAAATCCTATTGATGCAGCAAGTATCGGTGTAGGTACGGTTGTTCCTACGGGCGGCGTTTATGTAAGAAAGCCTATAAAGCCGCAGACCGTTGTTTCTTGTTTACGAATTAACAACAAAAACTATTTTTCTATTCCTAATGGCTATGGGGTAACTTGCTGATGACCACTACGCCAGACAAAATAAATCAGATTTCAAGGACAAGTCGAACGAGCAGAAAACTTGGCTCGCGTCTTGCTCAGGCATCAAATACGATTGTCTATGAATGCCCAGTTGGTCGCGGAGCAACGGTCTTTTCGATTGTTCTTGCAAACACTTCAACGGGGCGCGTGTCCTATCGACTGTTTCACTTGCTTCCTTCAGAAAGCGCAGCAACTTCAAACGCGCTTGCATACGACATCACGCTGCAAGCCAACACAACCACATCGCTTGACTTTATGGTGTATATGTCAAGCAGCGACAAACTTGTTTCCTACGCGTCTACGGCTGGCGTAGTAAACACGACGGTTTATGGAAGCGAAGTATGACCCTTGAAGTTTTGATTCCGTGCTGTTGTGGGAGCGCTATAGGATGCGATATATGGGCTGAATGCGCGCCGCTTCAGGTGTCAGTGGATCTATCATTTGTCGAATCAGATATAATTACTTGGCACAATTCAACGGGCGGGGGGCAATCGTTTGTTCGAGGAACTACAGTATGCACGGTGCAAGGCGTTCTTAGTAGAGCGATTGGCGATACTAAACTAACTGGTAATGTTTTAATGACATGGCGACAAATGGGAGAAGACACGGAGCGCTCAGGTAGCCACGATTTCGCCTTTCCTGTCCCTTGCGGTTTTTGGGGTTGTCCAATTGCCGACTGTTGTGAAACTCGCGTTCAGCGAAGGATTACCTACAACGCATCGGGAACGGTTCCGATGGAGTTGATTTGCGGCGCGTCACCTGTTCCGTTTGGATCACCGTTTAAATCGGTGACAACTATCGTGTTTCCTGATGCTTTTATATATGGAACAAAGGAAACCGAATGGTTTGGTGTATATGGTTGTACCGAACCAAGTGGAACTGAGCCATTCCAGATTGCTTCTGGTAGCGCTGCTACTGCGTTTAACTATCAAGATTCAAACATAAGCGCATCTTGCCCGTACTTCGACTTCACTGGATTAGATGTGTTTCAGACTTACCAAAATCCATACGAAGAAATGGCTTATTCGTATTGCGCAAACACGCTTCCTTTTAACCCAGACAATCCCACGGGCATCTACGAATCTTGCACGGTGAACTATCCTGGAAATCCAAATGAGAACGATCCTCCAATTATGTGTCCAGCAACGATCACATACACGCTAGAAAAAACCATTGACATCGTCGGAATGTCGTTCCCGTGACCAAGAATTGTCGCTTCATGCTTGTTCATCCGACGCTTTGTGGTCATCCTCGCATTGCAGGCGCAACAGACGAAGCGCGATGCGCATCGTGCGCGGAGTATCGCGGCTCGTCGCGCGGTCTCGGCGATGTAGTGCATTCGATCGCAGTTGCGACGGGTATTAATGCCGTCGCGCGGAAGGTCGGTTGCAATTGCGCCCAGCGTCGCGCCGCGCTCAACGCAGCCGTGCCGTTTACCGATACAAACCGAAAGGCTTAACTATGGCACTTACCTACGACGGCGCGAACGGACTCTTTACGCGACTCGGTGCGCTCATCTTTATGATGGACGCAGTGCGCACTCATCAAGCAAACTTGAAGACGCTGCTTGCGAATGTGCAAGGCGAGTACTCGTCGGCTGATGCTTGGATGATGGATAGTCTTGCGTCAAACATCGAAGGTCGTATCTCTGAATCTGGAAGCGTGCTATATGACATTCGGGCAACTGCGGAAAAAACACTTTTGGAAATGTGCTTTGCAGTCGCGCAAACTTCAACGACAAACGCAATGGCGCGCAAGGAAATCACTGACGCGCTCGTCTGGTTGATTCGCGAGATGGACGCGGACACCGAGACCATCGACGGGACGACGATCACGAAGTCGGCTCTCTCTGTCGGCGGCTCAAACAACGGCAACGGCAAGTTTCTGTACCAGTTCGACGCGCCGAACATTCTGCTTGGATCGACAAACGACTTTCCCAACATCCGAACCGAGATGGTCGAAGCGCGCTGCGTGCAAGACGCGCAGAACTTCAGCGTCGCGCGCGGCGCGGAAGTGTTCGAGATTCGCGGACAGCCTTCGTACTCGGAACTCGACTACCGATTCCCAGCGGGTAGCGGAACGCTCATGCGCATGAGTTCAATATCTGCATCGGTTGACAATGGCAACCGCGCGCAGAACATTTGCTCGAACACCGATCTCGAAGACCAGACCTCGCACTTGCCTGATCTCTTCACGGTCGTGAGCGGCGCGGCTGGTACTGAGTTCACAACCGAGACAACTAACATCTTTCGCGGAACTAAGGCGCTGAAACTAAATGTCACGGGTTCCGTGTTTCGCATTCGCCAGCAGATGGGAGTATCAACGGGAACGCTTGGTCGGCTCACGCCTGATCGTCCGTATGTAATCTCCTTCGCAGGCATGAAGGACGCAGGCGCGACGGGAACCGTCGTCGTCTCGATCCAAGATTCAGCAGGTACAATCCTCGATAGCGCGCTCTTCAAGAACGAACTTAGTATTGCATCGGCGACGACTTCATATCAACTCTACTCTGCGATGATTAGGTCTCCGCGCGTCATCCCGCAGGACACTTATATCGTGATCGAGACTACGGTCGCGGTTGCGGTTGCGGCTTTCTACATCGACGAAATCGTCATAGCGGAGATGATGCCGATGGCTTCGGGCGGCGCGTCGCTTGCGATTGTCGCGGGTAGTAGCGACTGGTACGCCGACGACAACGCGCGATATAACTTCACGAACGATGGAAGCGGATCTATGGGCAGAATTGCCGCCGCGTTCGATAGGCTCTTTGGTATGTATCATAAGGGACTTAGTTTGCCTGCTAACTATGTTGGCTCAGAGACGATCTTAGATTCTCTGATTGCGTAACTAAGTTCTTGAGCGTTACGGTGCGCGCCTGCGAAACTAACACGCGCAGGCTTTCTTCCTCGCAGAGATCGAGCGCCAGCGTGAGCGCGTCGAGCAGTTCCCATGTGGGATAGATGAGAGAGATTGTGCGCGACGCTAGGCGCGGCTCGAATCCTGCGCCGAGATTGCGCAGCCGCAGCGCGAGGATGCACGCGTGGAGATGCTTTCGCACGCGTCGATTTTGGGCTTTTGGAACTTTCTCGGTTTTTGCTATTGCATCCATCGCGATCGATCCGATAGAGTGTCACCGCGCGGCATGATGCTGCGCAGAAATTGGAGACACAATGACATTGGATATCGTATCTCAGTTGGTGCAACTCGCCGTAGTTGCCTCCCCGTTCGCCATCGTTGCGCTCGTTCGCGCGATCGGAGGCGACTCTAATGAGTGAACTCGCCATCATCAAATTGACGCAGGAGAAAATCGACCTGATCGCGCAGACGCTTTGCAAGGGAGCGACGCGCGACGAACTCGCGCTATTCGCTGCGGTCTGCGACAGAACAGGACTCGATCCGTTTGCGCGGCAAATCTTTGCCGTGAAGCGCTGGGACTCGCGCGAGTCGCGTGAAGTCATGCAGACGCAGGTTTCGATTGACGGGTTCCGACTGATCGCGCAGCGCAGCGGCGACTATGAGGGACAGACCTCGCCGCAATGGTGTGGAGCGGATGGAGTCTGGCTTGATGTCTGGCTCGCGGTTGCGCCGCCAGTTGCCGCGCGCGTCGGCGTGCATCGGCGCAACTTCCGCGAAGCCTGCTTCGGACTCGCGCTCATGCGCGAGTATCAGCAGACGCGGAAGGACGGCTCGCCGTCGGGACTCTGGGCAAAAATGCCAAGTCTCATGCTCGCGAAATGCGCGGAGGCGTTGGCACTGCGCAAGGCGTTTCCTGCGGAGTTGAGCGGTCTCTATACAGGCGAGGAGATGGCGCAAACCGCGTCCGAGTCGGCCGCAATCTCACCGGCGTTGACTGCGCCGGTCAAGTCAGTTGAAGCACCGGCAACGCGCAAGCGCACAAAGCCGGTCGAATCTGTACCGGCGCTCTCCGCGCCGGTCGATGGCGCGACAATGCGAGACGAGCAACCGGCGCAACGAGTTGACGCGCCGAACGCGCTAACGGTCTACGCCGAGCAGATGCTTTCGCGCGATGAGTCGAACGCGGCTCCCGCAACAACGCCAGCGCCTGTGGCTGTCGTCGCGCGTGAATGGGATATGCAAATGATCGCCATCGACGGCACTGCGAAGATTTCCGTCGTCACAAACGCGCAAGGTCGGCGCGTCTGGCGAGTCGATCAGGATGGTTACGCTCCGCTCGCGATCATCGATGAGACTATTGCCGCAGGCATCGAGGCGAATCAGGCGTTCGGCTTGATTTCCAATTGCGTCTGCGAGCGTCGCGGTGCGAAACTGATCATCGTCGGCGTGAGAGAGGAGGGCGCATATGCGTGACATACTCGACTCGGTCGGCGTTGCGTCGATCCGATCTCAGATCGGAATCGAGGACGAAGACCCGACCGTTTTTCGCCCATACGAAGTGAGTGAAGTGCTGCGCTGCGCGATGATCCTCGCGACAGACGACCGCACGCCGCAGGCGGTGCGTCGTCTCCTGCGCGTTGGTCTTTGCTACGACCTTCGCGCTGGGCATCTCTCACCGCTCCCAGACGCGCTCGCCGTTACGCTTGGGATTTCGGCGCGTCGTGTGCGAGCAGCGCGTCTGCGATGGGAGTGCGTGGCTCCTTCGCTGCGATTCGATCTTTGCGCGCGGAGCGTCGGGATGATCTTGTGCTGGCGCGGTCAAGCCGCGAGCCGCAGTTAGTTTCGCCAGTTGATCAGCCGCGCGGCAAAACCGCGCGGCTGTTTCGTTTTTGCGCTGATACGCCGCATTCCTGCATAAACTTTCTGCATACTGCATAAGTATGCATCGCTCGAGCGCATATCCATTTACTCTATCTTGAGATTTCATAGGAAAAACCGCTTGACAAAATCTCTATTTCCCCCCTAAAACCCCCCTTATCGCGTTTGCCTATCGATCTCGGTCTGATTGCCTGGTGCGCTAGATACATCTCTCTCTCTCCTCTGCGTTTCGATCGCTCGCGTGAACCGCGCTGCGATGCGTGATCGATGAGCGGAGATAGATTGATCGCGCGAACCAGCGAGAGAGTAGAGAGAGAGCGACTAGATGTGGCTGCTCGGATTGCCGATCATTCTCTAGCAGTCTGCTAGTCGTTCTCTCTCTTCTCTTTCTTGCAAGGATCAAATGCGCTCACACCAGAACATCGGCTTCGCTTACGGCGACGCGTCCGCGACGCAAGTGACCGCGTCCATCGATACGCTCGGCTTCCGCTTTGCGACGATCTCGCTCTGCTCATCGACGACGCACACCGCGACGACCGCCACGAAGATCGAGCATAGCGACGACAACTCGACCTTCAGCGCGATTCCAAATTGCGTCACGGGAACTGACTGGACTCCATCGACGGCGACGAACGCAACGACCGTCGCGAAGGTCGCGTTCGAGATTTCGATGCTCGGCAAGAAGCGATACTTAAAAGTCACGGGCGCGCAGGGAACGACCGCTCGACTCTCGGTACACGCGCACTTGCACGACCCGATTGACGGCATCTCGACCGACACCGACGCGAATGCAGTTGTGCGCGTGATCTGCTAGGATTTCCGCGCGCAGCATGACGCTGCGCATGGAGACACCTATGCAAGACGAAACCGAAAACCGAATGCGCGAGCGTACCGATGTGCTACGCAGCGCGACCGATCTCACCTACGCACTCTCGCACGCGTTCGAGACATCGTGCCAGCGCTCGCCCGATGAGTTCGACCCAGTGCCGCCAGCGCCGCCGAGCGCGGAGTATCTCAGGCAAGCCGCCGAGAGGCAAGCGCGCTGGGATGAGTCGGAAGAGCGACAGCGCAAGGCATTCGCTCAGGCGGCGATTGATGAAGCCGAACGCATTGCGTGCTATGTCGAAATGATTCAGCGTCTCACGCGCGAACATCCACCGAAGGCGAAGCAATGAACGCGCCTGAACTTGCTGAGTTCGTCGCGCGCGTTCGCAAACTGTTTCGCGGCGAAATGGATGAAGACATCTTCGCGCTCGCGAAGTCGCGCATCGCTGGTCTCCGCTTGAGCGTCTGCATGAACGCGCTTGATCAATACGCGCTCCAGTACGGCGGTCTGCGCGGTCGATTCATTCCCGCGAAATACTTTGAAATTTACGGCAAATTGACAACGGAGAACGACGACCGCGAGCAGAGCGCTCGTCGCGTCGCGTCGTCGCATGATCGCGCGGTCGCGCTCGATGTGGAGGCGGCGACGGTCGCCGCAGACTGGGCGGCGCGACGAGCGGAGATCGACCGCGCCGAGCCGCAGTTGGTCGCGGAGATCCTCGCGGCGCTCTATCGCGTCGGCTGGGAGCGCGCGCCAGACTCGCGCGATGAATGGAGCCGAGCCTACCTGATCGCGGTGAGCGATCTTGCGACGAACAGGAACCGAACAGACCTCGCAGGGATCGAGTGTTCGGCTTCCGTTTGGTACTCGTCGAGGGTTTCGCCGCCGCCAAAGCGTGGACAGATTGTGGATAAGTAGAGAAGAGAGTCCGATAGTATTAGAAATACGGACAATTTCACGGAATCTCGATATATGCTGTTGACTTTCCGCGCGGATAGGCGATACTACTTCCGTCGCAGAGACGCTCTCCGCGAGACAAGAAACCAACGCGGCACGATGCCGCAGAAATCGAGACGACAAATGACCGCAAAGAAATCGCCGAACTGCAAGACGCAAGCCGAACGAATCGACGCACGCGAAATCGGATTGATCGCCATCAAGGGACAGGCGCTGGTACTCACTGATCTCGCGTCGTATCACTTTGTCGTCAATGGCTGCGCAGCGACTGGCATCCATGCCATCGCTGCGCTGAATCATGGACGCGACAGCGCGCGACGCATGGCGAGCCAACTCCTCAACGGCAAACTCCCGCGCAAGATCACGGCGACGAACGCCGCGACCATCGCGTGGATGGAGTTGCGCGCGGAGAGCGCAGACGATGCGAAGTGCGCGCGGATCCTCGATGGAGTCCGCTCGGCGTTTGAAAAAGCGGCTCGCGACGGGACGAATTGGGTCGACTCCCTCCCAGACTGTATCGTTTGCGACGCGTCGCTCGCGGACGACACTGACTATGTCGGATCGCTTGCCGACGGTCGCGCGATCTACTCGGCGCCATACACAATGGCTGGCTACACCATCGCTTGAGTCTGCGGTGAGCGAGCGCAGCGATGCGCTCTCTCGCCATGCACTCCGCATGAACCAACGCGGCACGATGCCGCAGAATCGAGACACCATGAGCAGAACAACCCGACAACAAAAAAAGCCCAGCCTCTACGCTGGCTCGCCTGAATGGATCGCGCTGCGCGGCGCGTCGAAAATGGCGATTCTCGACATCCTCATCGAGACCATGCGACGATGCGAGGGTCACGCGGACGACGCGTGCGACCTCGCAGAAATCGCGTACATCGCGAACCCAGTACTCGAAGCGCGCGGCGACGCGCAGATCGGAGTCGCTCAATGAGCCGCCCTATCTCGCAACATTTCAAATCGCGTCAACCAGTAGTGGTCTGCATTGAGCGCGGCAACTATGCGCGAATCGTTTCAGTGCATAGCAGTCTCAACGCCGCCGAGCGCATGGCGCAGTCACTGCGTCGCTGGCGATGTTCTCGACACTCAAAAAACTTTTCGTGGATTAGCGGCGTTACCGAAATTGGCGAAACTAAGCAAGTCGCGGCTCGACGCATCGGAGAAAAGGAAGCCGAGTTTCTTTGGGGCGCTGACGCGCAGACTGGAGCCGCGCAATGAGCCAGCCGACCGTCTCAATCTCTCTCTCTCTCTTAGACGCAATCTCGACCGCGCGCGCAGCCATCGGCGCAGCGCAGGAGATCGACCGCCAGATCGAGGAGCGAACCGAACTCGGGCGCTACGGCGGTCTTCAAGAGTTGCGCGAAGCCGCAGGCAGTCTCGACCGTCTTGCGACGCTGCTTCTAGCAGCCTCTCAGCGCGATTTGAACGACGATGGGGAGATTGTGTTGACCGCCGAAGGCGAGCGCGCGCTAGCGCAGGCTTGGGGCGCGCAATGAAAGATCCAATCGTCTCTATCTCTCTTCCACTGTCCGAAGCGGTTCCAACCTGCGCGGCGATTTTGGGAATGGCGCACGCTTTGAAATTCAGCAATATGCTGCGAAAAAAAGCAGGAGTAACAGAAGATCTCGAACGGCTGGAATTTCTTGCTAAGAGAGTCGAATTTCTTGCGCTTTTGTTGGCGGCGGCGGCGCAGGCGAAACTACCAGACGGAATGACTTTGGTTGGGACTTATGATGATGAATGAAAAAGCGTCAGGAACCGACCGCCGACCTCATCTATCCTCTCGCGTCTGCGACGGTCTCGCCGCGATCGCCGCGCGCACCGAGCCGACGACGCTCGACGAAGCGCGCGCGCTTATGTGGATTCGCCGCGCTTGCGCGTTCCGCACTCGGTTACACTCCGAGCCGCTGAACCCGCAGGATGCGGATGCTCGTCTCCTCAGCGCGTCGGTCGGCTTCGCGCCGACCGACGCTGGGAGCCGAGCCAGCACGGAGGCGATATGAAAAAACGCGGATGCATACTGCGCAATATGCGCGAGGACGACGAAATCACGCTCGCCATCGGCGGCGTTGAAATCGGAACGGTCACGATCAAGCGCATTCCGAACGACGCAAAGATCAAGGTCGCGTTTTGTTTTGACCAGTCGGTTCGCATCACGCGCGCCGTCGCGCAAGCCATAGAGGAGCGCGCAGAATGAGCGACAACGAAACACGACTCGAACAAGAAGCCGCCTTCGCGCGGTCTTTCGCGCCGTTGGTGGAGAACGAAAGGCGCAAGTTCGATGTGATCGACCTGCGCTCAACGCGAGAAAACCTGCGGCTCGCGGAAGAGCGGAATATACAACTCGAAGTTGCGATGCGCGATGTACTGAAAGCGCTTGCGCAATACGGCTTGACGACTGAAACATACTGCAAGCCGAACGGATGGCGCGATCTAGTTGACGCGCACTTAGTGCAACTCAACGCGCTTGAAGCGCGCCTCGATCGCGTGACGAGCAAACTCCGCAGCCTCGAAAACAAGAACCGCGAAGCATCTCAAAAAACTAGAGCGGACAAACTCGCCGCACAACAAATGAAGCAGGCATTGCATGAGCGACAAAAACTACGCGACGCGAACCGACTGGAGCGTCTCGCCGCTCTTCGCAGCAAATCTCCCAACGCAGCCGCCAGCGCCGACCAACGCGCGCTTCGCAACGGTCGATCCTCCAAGATCCACGCGACACCAGGAGACGCGCTGGGCAACGCAGGACGAAGCGTACGCGCAGCGTCTCGGTGATCAGCCTGCGCGAATCCTCGCGCACATTCGCGCGACTCCATCGACCTGCGATGAGGTCGAGATCGCGCTTGAACTCACGCATCAATCGGCGAGCGCCGCCATCAATGGCTTGATGAACTCGGGCGCGGTGATCGCGACAACGAAACGAAAGACGCGCAGCGGACGGAACGCTCGCGTCTGGGAAGCAACCTAACGCGGCATGAGCCGCAGAATCGAGACGAGATGAAGATCGAATCCATGATCAGCCAGCACCGAAGAGACTTTACGGCGATGTTTGTTTGTGAGCATTGCGGCGACAAAGTGAAGCGCAGCGGATACGACGACGCAAACTTCCACGAACGAGTCATTCCACAAATCAAATGCATGGCTTGCGGACGAGTTGCGCCTGTTGAGTATGTTCCGCAGGCGACGAAGTACCCAGAAGGGAAGGTCATCTGATGAATGAATCAATGGAAGAAATGCGCGTTCGCCTTGCCGCGAGGATCGAGACCCTATCGAATGTGCTGATGGAGTACCGTCTAGCGGATCGCGGACTCTGCAATTTTGAGTTGACTACGCGCGACGCGTTCGCGCGACTTCACGCTGCGGAAGATGCAGCGGACGACCTGCTCGGGCTTCCGCGCATTGAGCGAAAGGAGGAGCGATGAGCGCGAGCGATCTTGCCACCGTTCTCGACGACAATCAAAGACTACGCATCGAGATCGATCAATTCCGTTTAGATTTTGATGCGGAGATTCGTGAGCGTCGAGCGGCGGTTTGCGAGCGCGACGCGGCGCGTCGTGAGCGCGACCTAGCGATCCGATTGAACGAGATTGACGAAACAGGACGGATACGAATTGAGAACGCTTGGCGTTCCGAGCGCGATGAAGCGCGCGAGGAGCGCGACGAAGCGATCCGCGAGCGCGACGAAGCGCGGCGGGAGGCTTGTGAGAGAACGGCAGAGAACTTGTCTCTGCTGGGATCGAATGTTCGGCTCTCGACTCTGAGGGTTGAACACGCCGCACGGCGCGGCTGGGATTGCTTCAAGGAGCCGACGAAATGAACGACGACTACGACGACCGACCCGACGAGAGCGCAGCGCGGATCTTCCTGCGCGAGGCGTGTTTCCTGTTCGTCGTCGTCGGTCTCACGCTCTATCTCTCTGTCGCCTCGGTCTGCGACCGCGTCGCCAGCGTCGTGCGCAGATGAGCGCGCCCGAGACTTACATTGTGCGCGGCTTCGCGCGGCATGAGAAGCGCGGACGCATTCACGCGACCGCTATCGCGATCGGGCGCAACGACATCGAAACCGCAAAGATCCGCGTACGCATCGCGCTCAACGCGCAGACCGTTGCGCGCGTCTTCATCGGGCATGGCTTCCCGCTCCACGAATCCCATATCGGCTTGAACGAACTAAGTTCGGGCTTCGCAAGATAGGGAACTTACATTCCATCGGCTCTATAAAAAGTAGGCGTTCGCCGATAGAGTACTTAGCATGGGATCACTTAGTAAGCAAAAAGGTAAGCGCATGGAACGCGAAGCCGCAAAGGCGCTGAACTTAGTTCTCGGCGTGGAAGCGCGGCGCAGCGTCCAGTACTGCGGCGGCGCTGGTGATGCTGACTTAACTACGACGCTCGACGGCGTTCACTTTGAAGTTAAGTCGCGAGCCGCTCATTCCTGCTTGCGGTTCTACGAACAAGCCGCGAAAGATGCAACAGAAGCAAGCACGATTCCCGTTGTGCTGCTTCGCGAGAACGGAGACACCGATTTCTATGTACTCGTTGCGCTCAGTGACCTGCGCGCCCTATCGCGTAGAGTCTCTTCTTTGGAGGAAACCGTTGACCATTGAAGATGTTCTCAAGATTGTCGGCATCGTCCTGTTCCCCAGCATCGGCGCAGTCGTCTGGCTGCTCGGTCAGATGTACGGTCTTCGCACCGATCTTCGACACATCCAAACGCTGCTCGAAGCCGATCGCACACAATCAGCCGATAGGATTCGTAGACTCGAAGCGACCGTCGAGAAGATCGCGGACGCGCTGAGCCATCTCACAATCGACCTTGCAAAGCACGGTCTGTCGGAACTCAAAAAGAAAGACTATCAATGAAATCATGGAAGACAACTACCGTCGGTGTTCTCGCTGGTCTCTCGATCCTCTCTCTTCAAGCGTCCGCGCTGCTCGACAACGATCCCGCGACGGTCTTCTCGATTGAAGCGGTCTTCGCTGCGCTTGCTGCAATCGGTATCGGTTGCTTCGCGCGCGACAACGGCGTGACGAGCGAATCCGCAGGCGCGAAATGAACGCGCCCGATGGCGACGATGGCTGGTCTCGCGTGAGCCAGCACTACATGGAGAAGATGGAAGGAACGCTCGGACGCGTCGAGCGCCTGCGCCTGTTGCACGATGCGCCGATGTTCTCGTTCTGGACAGACATCAAACGCGAACTATTTCTTGCGGCTGAGGAAATCACATTCCTTCGCCGCCGACTCGAAGAAAAGAACAACGATGGAGGCTAAATGAAATGCTCGAACGAATCGTCGCACAAATTGCACTCGCTCTCTTCTCATGGCTCGACAAGCGCATCGAGCGCGGAAGCGTCGCGAAAGATGCGACGACTAAGCCTGATGACCTGCGCCGCGCTGGTACTCGCCTGCGTCTCTGGCTGCTCAAGAACCATCCTCGTCAATGAATCGTCGCCGATTCGCATCGGTCAAGTGCGCGGCACGATCTACGCATCCGTCGATGGCGAATGGCGACTCAGCGAAAACGCGGTGACAATTCCTGAAGGCTGGTACTGCGTTCCTCCATCGTTCATGGACGCGATCGGCAACGGTGGATGATGGCGCTAGCGCGCTCGCGCATTCCTCGCGTAGATCCAGAGATTGAGCCGACCAAAGTTGCGCCCGTCGTATGGCTCACTACAGGCGACTGCGCGAAGCGGCTCGGCGTGACATCGCGACTGATCGCGCGATGGATTGACACTGGCAGACTGCTTGGCTTCACGCTTCCCGCAACAAACGCGCGTCGCGTGCATCCGCAGGTACTCGCAGACTTTGAAGCGAGCGAAGGCTTCGCGCGCGCGAAGGGTAAATACGATGACCGCAAATGAAGTCGATGACATCACCGCGCTGCTCCGCAAGATGGCGGTCGTCACGGCGACCGTAGATGGCGGCATGATCGAGTACACGATCCGCTACTGGCGCGCGAACACGACAGCCGACGCAATCGCGCGCGAACTCGCGCACGGCATGACGAAGCAAGCCGCCGACGAGATTGACAGACTGCGAACCGAACTTTCGCGAAGCGCAATCAAGAAGACGCTTGATCATCTGCTCGCGGAGAACCGAGTACTCAACGCAGCAATCGACGCGCAAGCGATTGAACTCGCGCACTGCAACTGCAACCGCAAGCGAGACGGCGAAGCATGATCACGACCTACCCTCCATTGCGCGACCGACTCGACCCAGCGACATCGATTCTGGTGCGAAGCGAGATGCAAGCCGTTGGCGATTTTACGACGGCGTTGAGCGGCGGCACTGTCGTATTTACGACGGTCGGAACCTTCGTAAATCGTTACGGATTCGCGACCGTTGCGACAGGAACAGGCACAACAAATCGCGCTGCAATCTGCTCGCAGTTGCAGAATCAGGTTGTGATGGCGAATGGCGAGATCACATTCACGACGATCCTGCAAACGCCATCAGCGTTGAGCGATGCGACGAACCGCTACGCCATCAGTACGGGTTTCCACGACAGTTTGACATCGATCGTCGGAACTGCTGGAGCAGTCACATTCCGCTATCGCGACAACATCAACTCGGGACGCTGGCAACTTTACAGCGTGTGCGGAAGTACGACTGGGACGCAGTCAGTCGATAGCGGCGTGACGGTTGCTGTCTCGACTTGGTATCGCCTCGAATGCCGCATCAACGCTACTGCTACGCTCGCGCAGTTCTTCATCAACGGCGCGTATGTCGGGCAAATAATCGGAGATCTTCCCGTCGATCCTGTTCTTGATATTACGGGGTTTCTTGTTTCAATCGCAAAGTCGGCTGGAACTTCCTCGCGCGCGATCATCGTTGATTACGCAGACTTTCAAATGGCGGTGACCCGATGACCTACGCGCGACTCGATGCATCTTCCATCGTCATTGAACTCATCGAGTCGAGCGACCCAGTAGCGGGATGCGTGCGCGTACTCGACGGCATGAACGCGCGCGTCGGCGCGTACTACACGGGATGGGAGTTTGTCGCGCAGCGCTGGACGGCGTATCAGTTCCTCAATCGCTTCACGACTGCGGAACTCGACGGCATTCTTGCAGCCGCGAAGACCGACGCGACGACGCTGCGCTTCCTTACATTCGCGCAAGCCGCGCAAGAAATCGTAAGCGACGACCCAGCGACAGTCGGCGGCATGGCGTACTTAGTTTCGTTCGGGCTGCTAGGATCCGCGCGCGCGGACGAAATCCTCGCGAACTAAGGAGAGTAGAGAATGGAAGAACAACTCGTTCGCATCGACATAGGCGCAGGTAGCGCGCTCGAAGATGGCTGGTCGTCTTGGGACATCAAAGACGGGCGCGACTGTCTCGACCTCTCCGCGCTCGCAGATGAGAGCGTCGATGAAATCCGCGCGTCTCATGTACTCGAACACATTTCGTACTTTCAATCGGAAGTTGCGCTTGTCGAATGGAACCGCGTACTCAAGGTAGACGGTCGGCTCTTCGTAGCAGTGCCTGACTTTGCAAAGATCGTCGGCGCGATGCTGTCGGGTCTCGAAGACAATCAACTCGAACGCTACATCATGGGCGGTCATATAGACAATCACGACATACATCTTGCAATCTTTACCGCGTCGAAGTTGGCTGGCTTGCTCGAAGCGTCGGGCTTTGATCGTTTGCGAATCGTTGGTGCTGAAGGCGCGAACTGTTCGCGGCACTGGTGTAGTTTGAACATGGAGGCGCACCGTGCAAAGTGAACTCGTCGCTATCTCTTCTCTCTCTCTCGATCCTGCGAATGTGCGCAAGCATCCCGACAAGAACATTCAATCCATCATCGCGAGTCTCAAGCGATTCGGGCAACAGAAGCCGATCGTCGTGGACGCGAACGGCATCGTCCGCGCAGGTAACGGGACGCTGATGGCTGCGCAGCAACTCGGATACACCGAGATCGCAATCGTTCGCTCGCCGCTCAAGGGAAGCGAAGCGACTGCGTACGCCATCGCAGACAATCGCACGGCTGAACTCGCGGAATGGGACGAAGGCTCACTCGCGGAACAACTCGCCGCGCTGCAAATCGAAGATGAGGAACTCGCGCTCGCGACGGGGTTCGACGAAGCGGACATCGGAGAGATGGCGAAAGCCGTTGCACTTGAGGTCTTTCCTGAAGTCGATGAGAACATCGAGACCGAGCATCAATGTCCTAAGTGCAACTATCGATGGAGCGGCGGCAATGTTGAAGCCTGATACAAAGCCGATGTATCGCGTGCCGTTGATGAGCGAGATTAAGGAGATGCCGTGGAACGGCTTCAAGGTTGCTTCGACCTTCAGCGGTTGCGGTGGCTCATGCACTGGCTATCGAATGGCTGGCTTCAAGGTCGTCTGGGCGAACGAGTTCGTTCCCTCTGCGCAGGCAAGTTACAAAGCGAACTGCGCGAGCGATTCAATCCTCGACGGACGCGACATCAAACTAGTTCACCCGAGCGAGATCCTCGCTGCAACGAAACTGAAGGTCGGCGAACTCGACATCTTCGACGGCTCGCCTCCATGCCAAGCGTTCTCAACCGCAGGCAAGCGCGAGAAGGGTTGGGGAAAGAACAAGCAGTACGAACACGGCGCAACGCAAAAGAACGAGACGCTCTTCGATGAGTATGTTCGGTTGCTGCGAGGTCTCAAGCCGAAGGTCTTCGTCGCGGAGAATGTCAAAGGCTTAGTGATGGGAACGGCGAAGGGATACTTCTTGGAGATCCTTGCTGCGCTCAAAGCGAGCGGCTATCGAGTGACCTGCCGAGTGCTTGACGCTCAATGGCTGGGTGTACCGCAACAACGCCAGCGCACGATCTTTGTCGGCGTGAGGAATGATCTGAACGCCGAGCCTGTTCATCCCTCGCCGCTTCCGTATCGATACAGCGTGGAGGATGCGATGCCATGGATTGTTGATGTTAGACAATCTTTATACAATGGAACTGATCAACGAAACGCTAGAGGTAAGCCCTGCCCAACAATCGGTAACAATGGGCTAGGCGCGTCGCGGCCGTATCAGTATCAAATCGAAATCATTACAGGCAACGACAAGTTCAAGTCCATTTGGGGTATGCCTGATGTTCCGAATCCAACAGTGTTGGCATCAGGCGCAAACAAGCAAGGCGGCTTTCTTCGTCAAGGCACAGAAAAACGTAAGTTCACTATCGCTGAACTCAAGCGAATCTGCGCCTTCCCTGATGATTTCGTCCTGCTTGGAAGTTACGCGCAGCAATGGGAGCGACTAGGAAACAGTGTGCCGCCGCTGATGATGAAAGCAATAGCAGAAGTAATCCGCGACAAGATTCTTTCACGCCAAGGTTAACGCATGGCGCAACTCGGACGCATCAAAAAAGTCTACGACCTCAAGCAAGTCGAAGCCGCAGCCGCGATCGGTTGCACGCAGGACGAAATCGGCGTGCTGGTCGGCTGCTCGGCTCGCCAGTTCCAACAGCGCGCAGATATGCGCGAAGCGTTTCGCTCGGGCGCTGCGCGTATGCGCGTAAGCCTGCGCCGCCTGCAATGGACGAAGGCGAAGGAAGGGAATGTGACCATGATGATTTGGCTCGGCAAACAAATCCTCGGACAGAAGGATCGCATCGAGGAGACGCACCGCGACGAGATCGTCGAGATTGAGCGCATCTTGCCGCGCTTGCTCAATTGAAGATTCGGCTCCCGTCGATTGAGTCCGTGCTTCACGCTTCGCAACTGGAAGTTCTCTCTTCTCTCGCGCGCTTCAGCGTGCTTGAGATCGGGCGGCGCTGGGGAAAGACGACCTTTGCGCAGCAACTCAGCATCGACGCGATCATCGCTAAGCAGTGCGTCGGATGGTTCGCGCCGACCTACAAGTT